GAGACATCGAGCAGTACCTAGGACAGGCGTACCCTGCCATCCTAGTTGACGAATGTGGTCAGTTCTCACCGGATGCATGGATGATGTTGTTCCAACGTAACATCGTCAACCCGGCTTGCGAACGGGATGAGATGGGAAACCTGCCCATCCCCGCCATTGTTGGGTGTACGAACCCTCTGGGTCCACACTACGAATACTATCGCACCTTGTTCGTACAGAAGGAACCATGGAACCCAGGTGAAGGCGCTAAGCGTGACCCTGTGGATGGGTCATGGTGGATTCAGGAAGCGGGAGAGTGGATTAAGATTTACGATCCCGAAGCGTACGCTTATCAGCGTTCGACAGTTATGGATAACCCAGAACTGCTCGCACGCGATCCCGGCATCATTGCACGTTTGATGTCAATGCCGAAGGCGAAGCGCGACAAAGTTCTATACGGATATGATGGTGTTGTTGAAGGACAATACTTCGACTGCTTTGATCCTTCATATCACGTGATCAATTTACGAGAAGACCCCGAGTCTATCATCTGGCAAGACTGGCAACCGTGCTGGGCTGGAGAAGATTGGGGCATGCAGCACGCTAACGCAACGTATTTATTTACGAAGGCGTTGGTGAAGGACTCAATTGGAGACAACTATAGACTCAAGACTGTTTGCTTCCAAGAGATTGTCGTTACGGGTGGCAAGACGATGGACGAGTTAGCCTCGATCATCAAAGCAAAAGCACACTTGCCAAACGGAAAGCCAGTCACACTCAAAGCAATATACTTCTCGCACGAGAAGTTCAATCGACAAATGGACGTACGCACACCAGCGGATGAGTACTCACGAGCATTGAAACTTGTGGGCCTGCCGCCTGTTACGTCAGCGACACGAGACCGCATAGGTTCTGCGTCATTGATGTACAACGCCATCAAGAAGGGCGAACTAGTAATCCTCGACATATGCAAGGAAATCATCCTTGCTATCCCGTCGTTGATGCGAAACCCCGACCTGATGGATGATGTGCTGAAGGTCAGTGCTAAAGGTGATGACTGCTACGACGGTTTCCGATACGGACTGTATGGACACCTCGGAGCAAAGAAAAAGCCTGAAGCACAGGTCGAAGCAGAGAGAGTTGCAAAGTTGAAAAAGATTGATCCATTAGCCGCCTACTTCCTCAAGATGAAAATCGACGCGGAGAACGAGAATAAAACATCGTCATTCAGACAGAGTGAACAGCCTGTGTGGATGGGAAAGCAGGATCAGGGATGATTAACTGTGACCGTTGTCATGAAGATGTAGATGGCTATGTGAATACACCGGGGTCCACCATGTCTGCCGGATATTACGTCGGGTGGTCTAAGTTTATGGATGCAGGAGAGAACATCATATGTGACTCTTGCATGTGGTCTGATCCTCGCTACATAATGGACTCTACCAGTGACTTAACAAGGTGTACGGTGAGGCCAAGGTCTCTACTCAGGAGGCACGATGAGTGTAGCTGAAAGTATCAGAGGGTTCTGGGATGACCTGTTCTACTCATCCTTAGTGCAGCGACTGGAACAAGACCTAATGCTGCTCCGCGCAGACTTGCAACAGCTTCGTCAAGATAAAGATGCAGTAATTGGTGATCTACGTTCGGAGAAAGCATTGCTTCAGGCAAAGGTTGGGATGTATGAACTGAACATCAATCGGCGCGTAGGCATTGATCCATCTGCAAAGAAAGCAGACAAACCTAGTTTCGCCAGCTTCGAGTCACCGCGAGTGAAGACACGTTGGCAGGCCGAACAGGAAGCACACGACGCGCAGAACGAAAAAGAACTGAAGGAAGAAGCAGAAGCGGCAGCCGCCGCCAAGGTGTAAACATGGGAAGTTATGGAAACATTCCCCAAGGACGGATCATGGCAGAAAAAGAAAAAGGCAAGTTGACCAGTTTCGAAGTCGAGATTGCAAAGAACGGCTACGAAATCAGAGCGCGCTATGCACCCAAGAAGTCCTTGTCCCAGAAAAAGGGATGGGTTCCTGAGTCTTACTGTGAACCTGAGAAGACCGTAGCAACCAGCAAGCCAGAATTGATCAAACAGATCAACGAACTTTTGAAGTAACTAGGAGATTAAAATGTACGAGTCCAAGAAAACCCCCGGTAAGAAGTTCGGAAGTAGCTTTGCCGGGAAGCACTACGACGAAAACCACAGCGAAGACGGCATGCACAGTGAATCTCCTGAGCATGAAGCCAAGGAGACACCAGAGTTTGAGGCTGGTGAGCACGAAGGCGTCGAAATGAACGAGGGCAAAGAGCACAACGGCGAGATGAATGAGCATGAAGAGCACGTAGGCGACGAGCAGAACGGTGAAGAGCAACACCCTATGGTTGCTGAGCACGGCCCTGCTAACAAGGTTGTGATCCACCACGACGAAGCCACTGGACGCCACACAGTCACCTCGCACCACAAAGACGGACACGTTCACACGAACGTACACGAGCACGCGCACAAGGCGCATGACGAAGCTCGCAGTCTGGCAGGCGTACCACCTGCAGGCAAAGAAGAGAACGAAGAGAAGCCCGGATTCAATCATAGTGACAAGGGACAGCAAGGCGCACTATCTGAAGAAGATGGATTCGCAATGCCAAATCTTGTGTAAATTTTGAAACATCCTCAGGGGTTGCTCCCTGAGTCAGTGCAGGGAGGAGCCGCAATCTCCTCCTGCGCGAACCTATTGCGGAGGAATAATGAAGAAATCAACATGCCATCCAGAGGTAGAGGAGTTTGCTAAAGGATTATGCCAAAGATGTTATATGAGTCAATGGCGAGTCGGTAAGGATAGGTCCAAAGAAAACCACACACCTAAAGCAATCATCCGAATGAGAAGTTGGTATGAGAAGAACAAGAATGATAACTTCTCTATGCGTAAAGAGACAACCATAAAACACAGGTATGGTATCTCACTAGAAGAGTATCAACAAAGATTGGAAAGACAAAACAACCTGTGCGCCCTTTGCGGAGAAGCCTTCTATGGTGGACCCAAAGGTTCAGGTCGTCCAGTACTAGACCATAATCACGAGTATAGCACGTTGCGAGAGTTTATACACAGCAAGTGCAATGTCGGAATAGGTCATTTTGATGACAACCCAGAACGCCTTAGAAAGGCAGCAATTTACTTGGAGAAATTCTTATGAGTACTGGTACGAATATAAACGGTAAACTCGTCAGCGTCAATGACTCCGTTAGCATACTGGGCAAAGTAGTGTCCGTATCTGGCACAGGATCACTCGCTGTAGTTACGGTGCAGCCTCCCACAGCACCTGCCTCTGGACAGTTCAATGCAAAGGCAAACGACATGGAAGCCGTACAGCACACAGTGGATGCATCACATCCTGCACTGAGCATAGACGGAAAAGCGTTCGGTTTAGTGGACAATGATGTGTCAGTGTTGGGCGTAGTCACTGCCATTTCAGGTAGTGGACAAACAGCTTCCCTTACAGTCACGTTAAAGACCTCTGGCGCGAGCATAACTGTACCAGCAGGCAGCGTCAACAGCGCAACATAAAGGAGTTCACTGTGCCTTGGAACGAAGTGATGGACAAGTGGAAGACTGGCAAGTTGAAGAGCGGCAACAAAGAAACTGGGAAGCCTGTGCATAACCAGAAGCAGGCTGTCGCAATAATGCTGTCGGAGAAGCGTGCAGCAGAAGGCGGCAAGGACGAATACAAAGCCAAGAAGGCACCCGGCCTTGGACGCAAGAAAGTCAGGGATTCCGACTATGCCTAAGTTCTCAAGTATGGCAGCACAAGCCAAGGAACCCAAGACTGGCTACGTTGACTACAAAGTTGGTGGAGCGAAGCATTGCTTCAACTGTGAGTACTTCAAGAAAGAAACTAGAAGTTGCTCTGGGCCTAATATGGAGAAGCTAAGCGAGAGGCCAAAACTTCCCAATGGAGAAGTGAAGGTTCACCCAGTTGGTCTGTGCAAATTTTGGGAGGCGGAATGATCGGCCTTGGAGCACCAAAGAAGAAACCCGTAGCACCTGCGGAGACTGAATCGTTAGATGCTACCCAGATGCCAGCGTGGATGGGCGGCGAAGCACCAACGCCAGCGCCGCGCCGCAAGAAGCCGCGTATAGACAGCGGTGGACAACTCGCAAGAGGAAGTATGAGGGCAGCATAAGGAGACACTATGGCAATCGGACACAAGAGTCATAAGGTGAATCTAGGTTCGCACGGTTCATTCCAAGTAAAGAAGGGTGGACTCCATGATGCGCTTGGTGTTCCCCGAGGAAAGAAACTAACGGCTGCTGAAAAAGAACCCAAGCCGGGAGACAGTTCTCATGTAAAGCACATGAAGGCCAGCGCAAAAGGGTTCGCTGCAATGCAACACTAGGAGTACCATGGCAGACGACATTTCACAAGTTGTAGGGACGGGGACAGAAGGTGCAAAGGGCGGGTCTGATGCCCAGCCTGAAAGTCCTAGTGATAGTCCTCTGGGCGTCTACGCCCCGTTCCCATATTCACCAGAGCCGTTTGCTGAGTTGAGTGATGGGGCACGCGGTACGTTAATCTCACTCGATGACATCTGCATGAAAGCCGATGTTGCTGCACGCCGCATGGAAGTTGAGCAGGCGTGGGAAGCGCTGCATTTCGAGAGAGGGTACCAGCACTTGCTGCGCGGAAAACGCGGAGGCTGGGAACTACCCGGTGGCGGACAAGGCAAGAAAGCCAACGAACGAAACCACAACAGCATCTATGACACAAACGTGTATGGCCCTAAGGGAGACATAATCGTCTCCGCGCTGTCGCGTGAAGTGCCTAAGGTAGAGTTCTCCCCCGCTAACCCCGAATGGGGACCGGACAAGATTGCAGCCGAAGAGGCTGATAGATTCAAAGATATCTGGTCGCGCAACAACAATCTGCATGATCTTTTAGTGCAATGCGCCAGAGTGTTCTGGAATGAAGACCGCGTACTTCTATGGACGCGCTACGAATTAAATGGGCAAAAGTATGGCTTCGAAGAAGATCAGACTACGCCTACCGTTCCTGATGACTTACTCAATCCACCCGACGACACACCAACAGGACAAGAGGGACAGGAAGACTTCTTACAAGTCACCGAGTCCACAGCAGATTCTGGTGGAGAGATTGACGGCATGCTGGATTCAGCAGGCATCGGAAACAACGCGAAGAAACCACTCGGTATGGAAGTCACTACATGTCACGGTAAACTGGACCACAAGGTTCCCATCTCCGTTGACAACTTCTCCGAGATGCAGTTTGTGCAGTTGATGCTGGACTATGACGTTGCTATGGTTCGCGGTATGTTCCCGTGGATTGCGAGCAAGATTAGCCCCGGCACCGATGGACAATCAGCGACACAGCTTGATCGCATTGCAAGAGAGAACGTACGCCAAGCAGTACTCGGTGCGTATGTCACAGGAGACTCATTGAGTCGCCACACCACTGTGAAGTACACGTGGATGCGCCCTTCGATGTTCCTCGATCAAGCCGTAAGCGATGAATCCAAAGCAGAACTGCTGGAGGCATTCCCAGATGGAGTGCTACTGGCTCGCGCAGGACAAGAGTACGCCTTCTCTCGTAACGAGAAGATGGATGACCACATCGCCATCGGACACCCGACAGCAGGCAAAGGTCAGAATCGCAGAGCTATGGGCACAGCCCTTATCTCAATTCAGAAACGCATCAACGATTGGGTTGATCTTCTGGATGACTTCTTCAAGCGCACTATTCCTAAGAAGTGGATGAACTCCGAAGCGTTCGACATGGACGCTATTAAGAATGAGCCAAATATTCCCGGTAACACAGGTCCGTTCATACCACAACCCGGACTTACAACCGAAAGTCAATACATAATGGTAGAGCCGACGCCGCAGCATCAGCCTGCGCTGCCTGACTTCATCAAGTGGTTCATCACTACTCTCTCCGAGGAAATCTCGGGCGCACTGCCTTCCTTGTTTGGTAATGCTACAGGCGAGAACACCGTAGGCAATGCAGTCATTCAACGTGACCAAGCACTACAACGCGTGGGCTGTCCATGGAATAACATTCAGGACTTGTTCGCTACCGCCGCTAGACAGGCCGTGAAATGTGCAGCAGAGTGCCGTGATGGTAAGACAATTTCGCAGAATATACCAGAACGCGGAAACATAAAGGTAAACACTGCTAACCTTCTCGGTGGAAACGTTCTCTGTTACCCAGAGAGTAATCCATCTATTCCAGAGACTGAAGAGCAAAAGGCTGTAAAGATCATGGGTATGATCGACAAAGCTATAACTGCTCCAGCTACTCCGTTTGCACAATGGGTATTCAGTCCATCGAACCTAGCGGAAACAGCATCCTCTCTACGCATGAAGAACTACAAAGTGCAAGGTGCATCATCGGTCACCAAGCAGCGGTGTGAATTTGAAACACTGCTACGCGGTGGACCAATGCCGAACCCACAGCGTATTCAAATGCAGGACGCCGCCCAAAAGATAACGGGTGGCATGCAAGTCGCGCAGACAACTGGGCAACAAATCCCACCTGAAGCGGCAGCAATGGTTCAGAAGATGCAACAGGGTATACAGTCTCTACCTCAATTGGTGAGCACTATACCTGTAGCTCAGGATGAAAGTGAGAACCACGGTGTCGAAGCGAACGAATGCTTTGAGTGGATGAACTCCACTGAAGGACAGAAGTTCAAATATGGCACAGCAGTACAACGTGCAGGCTACGAGAATATCCATTTACATTGGACTGAACACGTGGCTATGGCAAAGAAGATTGCAGCGGCTAATAAACTACCGGACAAACCACCTTCCGAGTCTATTAGCGTCGATGTATCTAAGATGCCCGGACCTGTGGCAGTTCAAGCCTTAGCGAAGATGGGAATACAAAGTACTCCAGCGTTGTTTGAGCAAGCGGCAGGAACTGCACTTGATCATAAGATTGCTGGTAAGGCTATCCCAGAAGCACTGAAGCAACCAGCACAGTAAGAACAAGGGGCCGTGTTAGTTCACGGCCTCAACTCAACTCAGAAGAACTCAGAAGAAGGACTCAAGATGGCCGATGGACTTGTAGATTTCGCAATGGTGGATACATCCACCACAGTAGCAGACTCAGCAGTAGTCGATACACCAGTCGTAGACTCAACGATTGACACACCAGTTGTCGATGTCACCACAGTAGTCGATGAAGCAACTGGGAAAGAAACTGAAACACTCAATGCGGATGGTACGGATAAGACGCCCGAACAACAAGAAGCGTTCAAGACCGCTGCCGCTGCAAAAGTAGGACCACCAACAGAAGCCACACCTGCCAACATCCGCACAGCATTGAAGGCTATGCGCGATGCAGACCCAAAGAACGCAGGAGTGGTGAAGGAGTTGCACGGTGCATTTGAACGTTGGAACGCTGCTAAGGAAGTCTTTCCTAAAGGCGTTGCCGAGATGCAGGAAGCCAAGGCATTCATCGACTCAGTAGGTGGTCCTGAAGGCTACCAAAAGATGCAGCAGGCGTTCGAGCAGGTATCTGCAACCGACGAACTACTGTATTCTGCCAACCCTGAGTTGTGGGATAACGTCATAGCCGATCTGAAGGCTAGTGGTCATCCTGAAGCATTGGGAGCATTGGCACCATCACTGCTACAGAAGTTGAAGACGCATGACTCCGAAGCATTTTACAACACCACGATCCCTGTAGTCGCAAACGCACTGAAGGAAATCCACATGGATGCCTTCGTGAGTCAGTTCAATGAGGCAGTCACCGCAAAGGACGCCACGGGAGCGACGGTACCAAACATTGCCAAGATCACTGAACTTATCAAGAGCCTTACCGACTGGTACGGTGACCTCGATAAGGATGCCAAGACCAGAACGACTGCCCCGGTGGATACACCAGAGCGCAAGAAGTTCCTAGCGGAGAAGACAGCGTTCGAGAAAACAAAAAGTGATGCCGCTACCGCTGACCGCACCAAGTTTGAAAGCGGAGTTGCGGAAGAGTGTGACAAACGAAACAACGTTATCCTTGGTAAGTCGCTAGGCGGCTTCCTGAAGATGCCGTTCTTTAAGGATTTCCCACGTGAGACGCTTATTGATCTCGGCAACGGGATCAAGGAAAGTCTGTACGCCGCGCTGAAGGCCAACAAAGGCTACCAGATACAGATGGATGCGATGTGGAAGCAGAAGAGCCCCGACCGTGCCAAGATGGTGCAGTACCACGAGGCGGCGGTTCAGGCGATTGCTAACGACATTGTTACCAAGAAAATTCAAAGCCGTTACCCCGGTTATGCCAAGGGTGGTAGCGCGGCTGGTAAACAGGCCGCTGCGGTGGTAAAGAAAGACGATGCAGCAAAGGCAGCTATAAAGTCTGTTACCACAGGCAAGCCTATCTACGTTGCCACACGTCCCGAGAATATTGTACGCGACCCGATCAAGGTTGGCGGCAGGGATTACTCAACGGCTGATCTCATTAACTTGCAGATTACAGGCAAGGGTTTTGTGAAGACATCAGATGGAAAGTCCGTCAAGTTTGTAACGTGGCGGAAATAACAACGTTGTAAACTGACTTCAGAGAAAAGAGAACCACAATGTCAACAGGAACAACCAAAGACGGCAAGCCCGTACAAGTCAACGATCAGGTTTCAGTATCTGGCGTTGTAATCGCAGTATCTGGCTCTGGAAGTCAGGCATCATTGACTATCCAGTGCAACGGCACAGCCGCCAATCCTCTGGCTGTGAACGTGCCTTACAACATCACTGTTCTGGCCGCTGATCTAGTTGCCACGCAGTCGCTGTAAGTTGTAACCAAATTCAAAAAGGAGGTGACCATGGCGATTAACCTATAGGAGGTTAACTCATGCGTACACCCGAACAAAGATTGGCAACCAAACTCCGCAAAGAAGGAGAGAGGGAAGCACACCGCGAACGAGTGTTGATACAACACCCACTCTCGGTGCGCTACGCCAAAGCAAAGTTCAAAAAAGGGAAGAAACACGCTCCCAAGAAACACGCTCCGATCAAACTCGGAGTGCAATAATTTCGTGGATTTGGCCGCTACCAAGAAGCTCCGTGCGAACCGGAGCACCCTTTAGATTTTGATCTAAACACCACCAAAGCCCGAATGGCCTCGAAGGCTACAGTTCTCGACACGGCAGCGGCGTGGTAAGGAATAGTAAGAACTCAGCGTTTGGCCTGTGCGTATTGCAGGCTCGACAGACCCGCGTGTACACTCAGAATCACGCGATGTGGTACTTTGTTTTAAGGAACTATTCTATATGGCGCTACTTGAGGCTGCTGTTGAAGCAGTCGAGTTAGATGCTTTCGCCAAGGAAATCCCCGATCTAATTTTCCACGGGACTACGGCGTACAGCATGTTTAAGGCAGAAGCTACAAAGATTCCTGTATCCAACCAAAGCAATGCGGGTGGAACACAGAGAGCATCATTCCGAGTGCCCTTCAGGGTGCAGGCTGGTGCGGCAATTACGCAAGGCACGGGCAACGCAGACAGCATGCTCCGTGGCAGCGGTTCGCAATGGGCTTCCTTCGCTCTGGCCCCAGTGTACCTGTTCAACGTCTGCGAGATTTCGTGGTTAGCTCAGGCTTCCACCGACTCCAAGCAGAAGGGTCTCTTCGCTGTGAAGGCACAGGAAATGAAGAACTCCTTGGACAGCGCTATGCAGGGCATCGAAGGCTTGATCAATGCTGATGGTACTGGCATGATCGACCAGATTCCTGCTACTGCGATCATCGTTCTGAGTGGTGGGACTCCCGCAGCCCAGACCGCCAGTATCGCAGGCATCAACGTCGCCGTAGCTTTCACCGACCAACAGGTCGTGAAGTTCTACAGCACGGGTGGTGTGCAGCGTACAGGTGGAGCGACACAGGCTACGATCAGCTATTCTGACGGTCCTAGCAATACCCTGTTTTTCAGCACCGTTCTCCCCTCCGACGTGGTTGTGACTGACTACATCGTCGTGGCTGGTGCTGCGTATGGCAGCGGCAACTCGATCCTAGGCATCAAGGCTTGGGACGTGAACTCAAACACTGGAACCATCGGTGGTTTGAACCGCAACGCGTACCCCGGACGTTTGAGCACCCCGACCATTAACCTGAATGGCGCGGCAATCACTCCCGGTATCGCACAGCGCGCCGAAGTGCTTTTGACCCGTGCATTGGGTCCAGACGCAGAGTCCCTGAAGTCGGGCATCTGGTATGGTCCTCTTGAGCAGGCTTTTGCACAGAGCAACCTGATGTACAACGTCCAGATCGTCAACGCTCAAGAAGTCAAGGGCGAGAAGACTCTGGATATGTCCAAGCGTTACTTCTCGGACACGTTCGGTGGACGCAAGTACCACAAGAGCGCGACCGCGACTGCTAGCCGCATGGACCTCCTGTTGATGGAGAACTGGTACATCGGTGAGTTGTCTCCTCTGGAACTGTACGATTTCGGCGGCGGCAACGTTGTGGCCCCAGTGCCTGACGTGAACACCACGAACGGTACGTATTTGACCTCGCACATGTTCGCCTACAACACCTGCTTCAACTTGGCGAACGCTGCTCCACGTGCTGGTCTGTACATCCAGAACGCCGCAGTGCCAACGATCTAAGTTGGTGTAACACCTTGATGCTCCGTGTAGAGACGGAGCATCGCCCCACGCTCACTCGTGGCTCTACCCGCTAGTGAGCGTGGCTCTAATTTCTTAACGACCTTCGTCTCAGTGTCTTTGCGGACAATTGAGCGATTTCCTTGGCCCCAGTCTCGTCGCGCAAACGTACCTAGACTGGTGTGCCGGGGAGGAAAGACTCAGGAGACTCAGCAATGATCGTGACCATAAAGAACGTAACGCCGGAAGAAGAGATTAAGTTGTTTGTACTGTGGATGAGAATGCACAAAGGCGAGGACTTAAAAGAGGGTGATTTTAAGTACGAATTAGAACCCCAAGACTCCGTAGAGGTGACCATAGAAAACAGGCCGTTTCAGGAGACTCAGCAATGAATACAGTAAAGGTACTGGTGGTGTTGGTACTGTCTGCAGCCCTTGCATTCGCTCAGGGACACAATAAACCTGAGGAGCCACACGCGAATTGCTGCCTGTGCATGTGTCACGCTAAAGACGAGACACTGTGCTCTAAGATGTGCATACGTCTGCAACACGGAAAGAAAATTGTGTACGAACCAGAGATGGACGTGTGCACTAAGGAATGCGCAAGAGTGCATGTGAAGACAGTGGAGTATGATTCGACTCAGGAGACTCAATGAACAACGGTGGGGATGTACTAGCACGAGGAGCACGAAGCGCACAGTTTGCAGCAGGCGGAAGCGAGTTGTCAGACTTTGAGTATGACCTTCGCACTCGCAATGAACTTGTTGGGCAGAAGTATGGACTTAGCCCCACAGAGATTGAAAGTTACATGATCCGACTCAATGCTGGGGAACGACTAGAACTAAAATCCACAGCACTCGTTGAAGAGTTAGGCGCTGGCATAGAAGTGATTGACCGCCGCCGCAGTTACTCAACGGAAGTAGCGGAAGTTACGGCAGCCCCAGTGGCCCCAAAGAAGTATCCAGAAAAGAAATTCTCAGCGTTCTCTCCTATTCTCGACCGCATCCTAGTGAAGCGATGTGCCGAGGGTCCGGATATGAAGATCATGGAGGATGGCAGCGTCCTCAATACGAAGACTGGACTAGTCATTGCTGCTAAGTACCGACAGCATTCCAACATCGGCATTGTGCTAGCCACAGGGAAACTTGTTATCCTCGGTGGGCAGCGTCTTGCGATGAGCGAAGTGGTTCGCGTGGGAGACCGCGTGACCTACGGCGACTACAACTCAGAAGTATTTCTCATGAACGAAGACAAGGTTAAGGAACTGTGCGACAGCGTGCAGATGAACTACGAGCCCGATCCAGAGGGCCTTCGCATTGTGCGTGTGCAGGACGTACGCGGCACAGAGCGCGAGGACACCACAGTAGAAGAGTTCTTCTCTCTGGAGGGCAACAATGTCTAACCTCATTCTCAGTGGAGATTCACCCGTACAGCAACCTTACGATAAGTACTGGGATGCACCTATGTCCCGGCGCGAGGCACATAGACTGTTCCTGAAACTGGCCTCCAACGACTCCGAACTCATGGGCATGGCAGACACCGCAGCATTGCTGCTCAACTTCATCTGTGAAAAGAAACTCGGTATCACAGATCGCATTGAGATTGATGCGTACGTAGAAGTGAAGAAGGCGCAACTGGCTGCACAGCGTGCTGCGATGAAGGACGCAGAGAACCAAGGACAAACAGCCGATGCCCAGCCCAACAGCTAGTTATCAGCAGTACATCTGCCCCGAAGAGTTCCAAGAAAGATTGACGGACATTGGTGGCTTGAACGTCTATGATGAACCTAACTTCATACTTGTGTGGTCACAAGGTGGAGGACCAAACGCCACGTATAGAGCAGGTGGATCATGGGCGGGAGAGGATCAAGTATCCTACAAAGGATACCGCGATCTTCTCATAGGTGGTGGAGTACCATGCTGGGCACTGATGCAATGGCACAAGCCAGAAGAGTACGGCACACCAGAGATATACTACATGCAGAACTTCGATGAGGAGTCGGGTCTGCAGACGCTTGGTGAGTACCCATACCACGGTCGCTATCAAATGTTGTACAACTTACGCTGGAGCGAGATGCGGAACGGTCATATGTACTTCGAGATGATGCCGCTCAACACGTTCCTGCTAGACACCGTAGTTCCTATCATCACTGCAGCCAAAGACATCAGTTGGGAAAAGACCAAGGCTGTTATGCAGGACTTAAAGGAGCGCGAGGACCAAGCAGACATCGACATGATCGAGGATGTTATGCGGTCGAACTCGCTCGCCTTCAAAGGGAACGCAGTGTCGTACCAGAAGCAGGGATGTAGGACTGCTCTGGTGGACAAGAAGATCGAAGCAATGCAACGGAACTGGAACAAGATGATGACAACCGCGAGCAGACTCGGACGCGGCCTGTCATCCCACTCCAATCCGATTTAACTCAGAATGGCGCATAGCGCCAGAAGGACTCAATATGGACGCAACATGCAGTTCACCAACAACGCGGGGCGACCTTAGCTCTGCGATGACTCGGGCAAATAACATGGACTGGAACTTCTCAACGGCAGATTATATGTTGAGTCGCCCAGCCGACTTCTTTGTGTACCTATTCAACATCGCCAAGCAGCGGTACGAGGTTTCTCGCCTGCCACTGTTAAAGGATATGATTATCCCTGCGCGTCGAGAAGGTACGAAGTACGCACTAATCACCAAGCTGCCGTCACCGTTCAAGTTCCCCAAGGGGAATGTGGACTCCAATGATATCGACATCGTTGTCATGGACGGACGACGCATGGCAATGGACATTATCAACCCTGACAACTTTTCGTTGGATCAGGATGCTGTTATCACGAAAAGTGAGTCCGTGGGACAGAACCTAGGCAAACTAGGAGTGTTCTGGTCGTTGAACGCAGAGCCAACAGACATCGAACTAGCTGCAGTAACTAGGCGTTTAGAAGCACACTACCGTAGTCTGCTTACAGATGCGCGTACTGTGGAAACGTCGAATCCTGCCGCTCTTCCTGCGATCTTAACCCCGGCCCATCACGCGGCTGCGGATTACTTCCACGAGACGTTCAATTGGCACAAGAAAGAAGTGCACTTAGAGAACTGCGAACGTTGCGGTTCACCAGCGCGTGTCGGAGCACCTTTCCATCCTATGGACGGTGGTGGTCTGTGCGTTGGAGATTGGGCCGCAGCCATCAAGGCTGGCGTCCGCAGTCGTGCGCAAGCCTACGAAGCAACGGAAGACGAGAAGTACGCACCGCGAGCAGTCAAGGTCGCGGAGCAGGAGTAAGTTAGTCACGTGCTGCGGTACATGAGTCCGCCTCTTCATCAAAGCGGCCAGCACGTGCACATCTTGGTACGCCTAGCCCCGCTTAGCCTTGGGGTTCTGAGTCCCCCGTAGTCTGGGTTAGGCTAGGGTGCCATGTAATTTCAACACTACGACCTTAGGGGGAAGTGTGAACTAGTAACGCAGTGATCTGAGTCCACGGCGCAACTTTGTTCCACTTCCCCCTATGCTTATTTTAAAGGAGATTCCATGGGTGGCTCACCAACAATCAATGTTCCTCAGGCGAATGGTAGCACGTCGTTAGCGACAATCATGGACCTCGTACGCAGTCTCGTCAATGACACCCAAGCAGGTGCTACGGACACTCCGGGTGAAGGTCAGATTTTTACGAACAACCCTGCTATCTCTCCCTTCACGCAACCCTTCCTTAATAGTTCCATTCGAGAACTGTACCGCGAGCTACGCAACGTAGGCGAGCCCGTCCTAATCAAGGACAACATCATAATCACTGGGCTTCCCATCATAAACAGCCCGACGCAGGGGTTAGGAGCAGTGGACCCTGCCGTGCAAACTGTCCTGTCAACCTCTGGTTACTTCGATGGTGTGCAGATATGGCCCAACTTCCCACTGCCGGGGGACATGTTGTACCCCACATGCGTGTCGGAACGCCAAACTGGAAGCAACGACGTGTTCCATTCCATGGATGTTCCATCAGGCGGACTGCCAAGCGCTATGCAGGGGCCGTACTTGAAGCAATGGGAATGGCGCAATAACAACCTGAACTTCCGTGGAGCCACGCAGAACGTAGACATACGTATGCGGTACTATTGCGCGCTGCCACAGTTCTTCAGTCAGACGCTGGACTTTTCTGCAACGTACGTACCTGTGCTAGACTGCACAGATGCAGTGGCTTATATGACTGCGGTCAAGTACGCCCGTATGCTAGGGTCACCGGGATTAGCTGACCTACTGGCAGAGTCTAAGAATCAGATGTTCCAGTTGAAGAACGCAAATGCGCGCCGTATGCAGCATGAGGATTTCTCCCGTATACCGTTCGGAAACAGCGACGGCGACCTGAACAACGAGTTTTCGTTTATGTCGTGGTAGGTAATACATGGTGTACCCAATGTGGATGCGTAAGTGTCCGATATGTGGAAAAGAACTACGCAAGACAAGTTTAGCCGAAGCGTTAAAATGCGCGTGTGGCTGGTTATGGGGATAGAAAATGTCAAACTACTTTAGAACAGACGGATGGGTGAAGAGTGCGCAAGGCGCAGCCATACCGGGAGCACAGATTTACGTGTGCACACAGCCTGCGAACGTGGCTTCTCTTCCGCCATCACCGCTAGCTGCTATCTTCTCTGATCCCTTCGGACTTGTGCCTATCTCACAGCCTATAATCACTGATGGATTCGGCCACTACGACTTCTACACAACGCCGGGAGTTTACACGGTGGTAGTTGGGCTAGGTGGTGTCACACAGCAAGTCTACCCCGACCAGTCTGTCGGTGGTGGTACACAAGGTGGAGGAACGGCTTTAGCCCTACAGGTGAACGGAGCACCTACCACTAATCAACTGCTGGCAAACTTCCGAGGGGCAGGCAGCGTTACAATCAGCGCGGACAGTCTTGGGGACATCACGATCACAGGTGCATCCCTTGCACTACAAACCAACAGCACAGCCAATGCACTGCAGAGTGTTCTGAACTTGAAGTCAGGAACAGCCATTATCCTTGTACCAGATGGAGTGGGTGGAGTCACTTTCAACAGTACTGCAAGTGGATTGGCAGTACCTTTTTTCCTTGGTCCCGGTGTTACAACCAATGCTGCAGCTACACAGTCTGGTGGAGTTTCGTTTGTTGCCAACAACGGTCAAGTAGCAGTATTTGAGTTCTTTTTGCCGGGCAGCATAACCATACACCAAGTCTCCGTTTCAAGAATAAGTGGCTCAGCAGGAGTCATGTCCTTCGGCATATATTCTCTGGCTGGAAGTTTACTTGTGGACTCGGGAGTGTTTAACCACGGCAGTGCCGCAGTTCTTACCAACGCAATAACCCCTGTTGTGTTACCTTCTGGTAGTTACTATTTTGCACAGGCTGGCACTAGCGGCACCCTGACTGTACAAGGACTTTCAGCGCAGACTGAAGGATTCATAGACATGTCTAACGTCAGCGCCAATCTAGCAGCAACTGCTGCAAATGCGTACAATGGTACTAACCTACCAGCGACGTTAGGTGCTATTACAGCTATGAGCGTCAGCACGTACGGGGGAATCACTTACCCGATATTCTCATAAGGAGACTCAGATGTTCTTAACAAAAGTATGGTCGTGGCTTGGCAGAGCGCTAAGCGATGAGCATGGCCCTAGCGCCTCGCGTATCATCAGTTCGTGGTTGAGTGTATCTTCCATGTCATTGATATGGTGGATCAGCCATCACATGATGCAGCAACCTGCGGACAAGTTGGCCGTGTGGGCAGCAAACCTCCCAATGCTGGTCGGGGCACTTGCGACATTTTCCACTGCTCCATACGGTATTGGCAGACTATCGGAGATGTTCAAGAAGACTGGCGATAAAGTAGTTGACCACGAAGAGCACCACGAAGACGCAGTTGATAATCCAGATAAAAAGTAAGGACTCAGGAAATGAAGGTACTCATAGCAGTTTTGTCTTGTGAACTGTACAGAACCAATGGCAACAACCAAGCCCTTAGGGACACGTGGCTTCCATCCATCGTGGGAGCAGACTACAAGTTCTTCATGGGGCAAGGCAGCACGTGCTCAGAGTCCGATGAAGTCTACCTCGATGTCCCCGATGACTATGGGCACGTGACCTACAAGACACGCGCCATATACAAGTGGGCGTTAGAGCAGGGCTACGACTACATTTTCAAGTGCTTCTCTGACACCTATGTGTGCCCAGATAGGCTGCTACGCAGTGGCTTCGAGAACTATGACTATATAGGAAACTTTGCGTGCAGGCCACAAGGAAGTTTTGCGTACTGCACTGGTGGTGCTGGGTATTGGCTAAGCAAGAAGGCGTATGGCCCACTTGCAACGGCGCACATCCCAGTAGATGACCTAGTTGTTGTGATACCTCCGAACAGGCGGTCCCTTAGGGGTCGAGCCCCTACCCGTCAAACTCACATACCCTCAATAACAAAGGTTCCCAACACACTGGTGTGGGCTGAGGACAGGTGGACTGGCGGCCTAGTGTACACGCACGAAGACTTGAAAATATTCCACGACACTCGCTATGAGGAAAATGTGTACGGTAGAGGTCCAGAGCACAGCAACAACACCATCAGCATACACCTATCACGCACAAAGTACGTAGAGGGTTCGCCATCTACGTATGATAACGCGTGGATGCGTGACAAGCACAATGCGTGGTTACGGGGCATTGTCGTCCCAGTGTCAGGGTTCCACAACAAAGACATCCGCGAGTTCTACGACTGGGAGCATGAGATGTTTGATCCAGCAGGAAGAGAGCACACGATAAACAAGATTGCTGTGGTCACTCCTACGGTTCCTAACCGAAGCAGTCTGCTGGAGGAGTGCAAGGCATCGGTCAAGGCCCAGACGTGGGGAGGAGACATCCTTCACGCCGTTGGAGAAGACCATGCAAACGTCGGTGCCGCTGCCATGCGCAACGATATAGTACAAGGCATTGACCCGTCGTACGAATGGCTCGCGTTCTGCGATGACGATGATGTGTTGTTGCCAGACCATCTGGCCACGTTGGCAGCAGCCAGCAATGGTGCCGACATCATATATTCTGATTGCCGCGAAAAGGGTTTTACAAAGACGTGGAAGACAAGACCTTTCAACTACGAGGAAGTCAAAGCAGCAAACTACATCCCTGTAACGGTACTCATGCGACGTAGTATGTTTGAAAAGGTAGGAGGATTCCAATCCGAACCCTACCCCGGAGAGGATCAGCATCTATGGCTCAGGGCCGCTTTAGCAGGGGCGAGGTTCGTTTACGTGCCACAGACCACGTGGACGTACCGCCAGCACCCGCAGTACCGAACGTAATGGCTTCCGATATCCCGGTGTACATCAACAACCGCGACCGCCTAAGCAGCATGACGAGGCTGGTAGAGTGGCTGATCAACGCAGGGACTAAGCGCATTGTGATCTTAGACAACGCATCTACGTACCCTCCTCTTCTGAAGTGGTACAAGAACCTGCCTAGGGATGGTGTAAGTGTTAGGCTACAAAACAACCTAGGGCCGTGGTCCTTCTGGGAACAGGGGCTGCATTTAGAGCAGAGTACACCGTACGTGGTAACTGACGCCGACCTAGTGCCGAGTGATTGTTGCCCATCAGATTTGAAAGAAGTATGCTACAAACTTCTGACAAATAACCCCGGCTGTGGCAAGGTTGGCCCCGGCCTGCGGCTCGACAACATACCAGAACTAAGCAGGAACTTCATCACCAACGGCGATGGAAAAGGTTGGGAAGGTGAAGGCGTGTTCTGGAAGCGTAGGCACTCCTCAGGAGCGTTCAATGCACCGCTGGACACAACCTTCGCAATATACAACGCCTACTCCCCATGGATAGGCGCAGGTTGGCAGAATATCAGAACTGATCTTCCTTACGTAGTGGAGCACACCCCATGGTACGTCACCAAGCCTTTCTCCGAAGAGGAGCAATACTACCGCGACCACGCGAGCAATACATGGTCACACGTCACGTGGCCCAGCCCCATCAACAACTAGGACTCAGAATGATCACAGTCAACACATGTGGAGGGTTAGGAAACCAACTCTTCCAGTACGCCTTTGCTCGTTCATTGGTAGGAAAGTATGTTGTGAATCTTACCGATGCGTGTAATCAGTATGGCCTTCAGTTGAATCACTTCAACATTACCTTGCCGATTATCCCACACCCAGGCTGGCGCTGGATTGCAGAGCGCTCACTAAGATTCGATCCACTCCCCGAAATAGAGGACAACGCAATTATCGCTGGGTACTGGCAGTGTGAAAAGTACTTCAGCCACATGGCAGACGTGCTGAAAACCGAGTTGACCCTTAGAGTTCCACCAAGTGTTACCGCCCAACGGTTTGCTGAACAAATAGACGTAACGCCGAACAGCGTAATGGTACACGTCCGCCGAGGGGACTACCTGACGTGGGCGGCACAGCGTCACGGCGCTCTACCGATGCATTACTACGAACAGGCTCTGTCACGGTTTACGAATCACAAAGTTTTTCTGTTCTCTGACGATCCGAGTTGTCCGTTTCCTACTCCATACACCAGAGTTCAGTGTCTGCCACACGAAGAGTTGTGGCTTATGAGCAAATGCAAGAACGCCATCATCGCCAATAGTTCTTTCAGTTGGTGGGGTGCCTACTTAGGCGCAGATAAGACTGGAATCGTAGTAGCTCCACAGCAGTGGTTCAGAACCGGGAACGAAGACGCAGCAGATATTGTCCCAGATCGTTGGCTCAGACTATGAAGTGGAAAAAGATGGCGTTGGAGTTGTTCTTCTTTAGATTCGGAAGACGCTGCGTGCTGTGCTCCAAACTCGTAGATACAGCGGACGCACATATAGAGATTAGGGACAAAGAGTACTACCTCATGCACAAGGCATGCAAGGCTCAGGAGACGAAATGAAAGCCCTAGTTACAGGCATCACAGGACAAGACGGCTCCTACTTAGCGGAATTGCTGCTAAAGAAGGGGTACACAGTGCACGGATTGATGCGGCGATCATCCAGCTTCAACACAGGGCGCATTGAGCACATCTTTGACCAGTTGAATCTGCATTTCGGTGACCTTAGCGATGGCAGTGCACTAGGTGCACTTTTGGCAAAAGTACAGCCCGACGAAGTGTACAATTTGGGGGCGCAGTCCCACGTGCGCGTGTCATTTGATTGCCCTGAATACACGGCAGATGTGGATGCCATGGGAACACTCAGGCTCTTAGAGGCAGTAACGGCGCACTGTCCAAAGGCACGGTACTACCAAGCAAGCTCTTCGGAGTTGTTCGGCAAGGTGCTGGAGACTCCACAGACGGAAACAACGCCATTCTACCCCCGCAGTCCCTATGGGATTGCCAAGCAGTTCGCATACTGGTGCACAGTGAATGCCCGTGAGCAGGGTATGCACGCCAGCAACGGTATTCTGTTTAACCATGAGAGTCCTCGGCGCGGAGAAACGTTCGTCACGCACAAAGTCACCAAGGCGGCAGTCAAGATATACCTTGGACACCAGCACTCTTTGTATCTAGGAAATCTGGATGCTAAACGTGACTGGGGACACGCCAAAGACTACGTTGAGGCGATGTGGCTCATGCTACAGCAGGAAACCCCAGACGACTACGTGATCGCCACCGGAGAAACGCACACCATACGAGACCTCCTAGACGTAGCCTTTGGTCACTTCGGTCTGGATTGGCACAGCTACGTGAGCGTTGACCCAAAGTACTACCGCCCCACCGAGGTTGACATCCTGCAGGGTGATGCATCGAAGGCTAAGCGAGTGCTTGGTTGGGAACCAAAGATCAGATTCAAAGAACTCATTAAGGAAATGGTTGACTCAGACTTTTGTGAGGTTCAGAATGAACTTAGAACTTAAACGAGTACTGGTGACGGGTGGGACAGGCTTCCTAGGGTCACACATTGTGGACAAGTTGTACGATCATGGCTGCTTGAGCGTGGTTGTGCCAGAGCATTCCCAGTATGATCTACGACGCCGCGAAGAAGTCTGCGACATGTACCGTAATTTCAGCCCAGACATTGTTATCCACGCTGCAGCGATGTGTGGAGGCATACAATCCTGCTCAGCAAACCCTGCGCGGTTCCTGTACGACAACTTGACGATGGGACTCGAAGTGCTCGAAGGGGCCAGAGAGTACAAAGTTGAGAAGTTCGTAGCCATCAGCAGTGTGTGCGCTTACCCTTTGAATGTGTCGTTGCCGGCGAAGGAAGATGACCTGTGGAACGGCTACCCAGAAGCAACGAACGCTCCTTATGGGATTGCCAAGCGTGTCCTTCTGGAACAGTGCAAGGCGTACCGCAATCAATACGCCATGAACTGCATCGGATTGGTGCCAGTGAACATGTACGGACCACGAGACAGTTTTGAGCCTGTGCGTTCCCATGTTATTCCGTCCCTCATACGCAAGTGCATAGAGGCTAAGCGTGACGGAACAGACTTCACAGTGTGGGGCACAGGGAAAGCCAGCCGAGAGTTCCTGTACGTTGAGGACTGCGCGGAGGCTGTGGTGCTCGCAACGGAGAAGCACAACGGTGAAGAGCCCGTAAACATAGCCACAGGTGACGAAACGCCTATAGAGAACGTGGTTGGGATAATTTCATCACTATTGGCATACCGTGGGTTAGTAAAATGGGACATCAGTAAACCAGACGGGCAACCACGCCGATTGTTCGATACGTCTCGCGCCAAGGAGTTTGGGTTCAAAGCAACGACACCGCTGTGGCAGGGGCTGAGCAAAACTATCGAGTGGTACATGGATAGACTATGAAAGTGCTTATAGCAGTGCTCAGTTGTATACCGCACGCCGTTAACGGGTGCAACCAAGTCATGAGAGATACGTGGCTAAAAGACACAGGAAGCGCAGAGTACCACTTCTTCATAGGAGACGGAACTGCCCCCACCGAAGACATGACACTCTTAGATGCGTCATGGAAAAAAGAGTCTCCTGCGTATACAAAAAGCACGTTCTCAAACGAAGCAGCTACGGGGTACGAAAAAAGAGAAGATGAAGTCCTCCTAGCAGTCTCTGACAAATACGAGCACATGCCTCTCAAATTAAAGGAGACTCTTCGCTGGAGTTTGGGTCACAACTTTGACTTTGTTTTTGTCTGCCTAACCGATACTTATGCTTCTATTGAGCGCTTGCTGAATAGTGGCTTTGAAAAGTGCGAATACTGCGGAACTGCGTATTATGTAGTGGGCGGCGGTCCCGGTATGTGGCTCAGTAGACGGTCGATTGAGTTCTTAGTGAATGCTCCTATAACCAACTGGGCTTACGATAAGTGGGTAGGAGAAGTGTTGTTGTCGAACGAAGTGCCTATGACCAATGACAAGCGGTACTCGAACCTCGACCTAGGAGATGATCCTCCCCTACCGAACAACGCAATCATCACTTCACACATCGCCAATAGAGATCGTACCATATACTACCCAAGCATGATGACAAAGTTGCACGAAAGGTCGCAGGCATGACAGTCGTTCAAAGTTTATGGATGGGCAGTGGAAGTTTGTCCGACGTGGAGAGACTGGCTATAAACTCATTCATAAAAAATGGCCATGAATTTCATCTGTACACCTACGGACATATGGAGAACGTACCCACAGCAGCCATTGTAAAGGATGCAAACGAGATAATTCCACAGGATAAGTCCTTCGTGATAAACCCTGTGGCTCACGTCAACGGATGTTACTCCAGCTTTTCAGACTTCTTCCGATGGAAGTTGATACTCGACAGAGGTGGATGGTGGGTAGATTGCGACCTAGTGTGCCTAAAGCCTTTTGACATCACCAGTGAGTACGTGTTTGTCGGAGGTCAGGGCAAACCCGGATCAGACGACTGTATTGCCAGCCATGTATTCAGGTCTCCAAAGGGCAGCGCCATTATGCAGTGGAGTTGGGAACAATGCCAGACTATGAACCCACACACAATGTCATGGGGAGCAGGTGGACCGCCGTTGATTACAGAAGCAGTTGACAAGTTTGGGTTCTTGAAGGACATCTTACCCCTAATGCAGTTCTGCCCCATACACTACCGAGACTTTCCGGCAGCGTGGTTAACGCCAGATGCCCCACCCCTGCCCGATGTGTACGCCATACATTTCTTCAGCAGTCAATGGCGCATCAAAGGAATAGACAAAAATGGGACGTACCCTGCAACGTGTCTTTACGAGCAACTTAAAAAGAGATTCAGCAGTTAACACGGAGACTCAGATGTTCAAGACAGTAACCATAGGCGGAACTCTACACAATCACTTTGCAGATCAGGTCAGACCTGTGTCCATAGCCACCGACACCTTCGACTTCACCGACACCACAGAGTACAAGGTTTTTTACCAACTTGAGCCGCCTGACATTGTGCCTACGGAACAGGCATTGCTAGACAGCCATACGTTTTACGACCTTATCCTAGCATGGAACCAAAGAGTGCTAGACGGGTGCCCAAATAACGCGCACAAGTTCATCTTTGGGACATGCCGATGGGCAGAAGACCCAGCCGATGACTGCGATGTGTCTAAGAAGCAGTTCGCCGCGTCTTACTTGACCAGTTCCAAGACGATGTGCAAGGGACACCACTTCAGACACGATGTTTTCAACGGTCTATCAGCGCAGGTTGGACAAGTTCCTATTACCAAGCACATGTCACCTCCGTATGTAGAAGACAAAAAGGAGTTTCTGTATCCTTTCCAGTACGCCATCGTCATGGAGAATGGCAGGCGCACTAACTGGATAACAGAAAAGTTGATTGACTGCTTGGTGTCACGTACGATTCCGATCTATTGGGGCTGTCCCAACGTCGGAGAGTACTTCAACACAGACAGCATACTGTCGTTCGAGACACAAAGTGATCTCATGGCAGTTTTGGGACAACTTTCGTCAAGTTTTTATGCATCAAAACTTGACGCAATTGACGCCAACCTGCACGAAGCTATGAAGTACACCAATCTGCACAAACGGATTGATGAAGAGATAAGGAAAAGACTGCAATAGGGGACGACTCAGATGATTACACTAGGTACTCTATCAATCAGCGACCAAGGTAAGAAGTACGTAAATGATTGCCTCGATAACAACAGACTTTCTCGTGGAAAGTACACGGAAAAGTTTGAGCAGGACTTTGCTAGGCTGCACGACTGCAAATACGGTGTATTCTGCAACAGCGGCACGTCGGCATTGCAGATTGCATTGGCAACGCTTAAAGAACGACACAAAGACGATTACCAAGATGACTCCGAGGTCTTGGTCCCTGCAATTACTTTCATAGCCACGTCGAACGTGGTGATCCAGAACAACTTGAGGCCAGTATTCGTGGACGTGGACCCTGTTACGTTCAACATGGACCCAGAGAAGATCGCAGACAAGATCACACCACGGACTAGAGCCATCATTCCAGTTCATCTCTTCGGTCTCCCGGCCAACATGCCACGCATCATGATGATTGCTAAACACTGGGGCTTGGATGTGATTGAGGACTCCTGCGAGACAATGTTTGCAGGCATTAACGGTAGGTCAGTCGGCACGTTTGGTAACATGGCGTGCTTCAGCACTTACGTCGCGCA